AGGAGATGACGAGCAATGCCAATTAATTTAGATCAGACGGGCCCAGCGCATTTATTAAGTACCGATGACGATGGTCTGATCCTAAACGGCAGTCCAGTCATCTCAAAGAGTATTCACGTAAGTGACACTCAACCTTATACATATTTGGGCGATGTTGCAACTAAACTTCTTTGGTTAGATACTGGTACTCAAGGAGTTAGTGCTTTTCCTCTTGGCGGTGCTGCTAATTGGATATTAAGAACTGATGGACAAGGTACTGTAAGTTGGGTCCCACCCAGTAGTATTGATGCTACTAAGTTTCATTATAAGGTGAGTGACGATGTTTTTGTAACTAATCCTGGTAGTGGATATGTAAGGTTTCCAAGATCTGGAATTGATCCTATGTCTACGACCACTAATCTTGTTGTCAGTGCGTACAGTATAGCAAGAAGTGGATTTTATACCGATATAGGTGAAGTTGCAAGTAGCTTTAATGACATAAGTGGATTCATAAACGGTTTAGTTAACTATGGTAACAATAATCGTAGAGGATTTATAAAGATAGAAAAAGAAAATGATCCAAATCATTTTCAAATTTACGAATTTAAAACAATTACAGATCGTGTCGGTTGGTTTGAAATAGGTGTATCAGTAGTACAAGCCAGTGTTGAAGATCAAAATTTTTCTAACGATGACCCAGTAAGTATTACATTTAGCGTATCTGGACCACAAGCAGTAAGTCAAGATTTGTCAAATTATGTTAACTTAACTGGTACACAAACTTTATTACTAAAGAATTTAAATAAACCTTTACTTCGTGAACCTTTTATCATCGATGACAGTCTTACCCTAACAGGAGTAAGTATAGCAGGTAGTGGAGTAATAAACGCGAACCCATTTAACTTGTCCAGTGTTGGTATTGGCAATAGTGGAGCATTTTCCTGCACTACTTCAAGTTTGAATATAAATGATAGAATATATGTAAGTGGAGTTAATTCTGGAACAGGCACGATTACAGGATATAATTCAGCTGGTACTATGTATTATATTGTAGCTACTAATGGAACGACAGAATTCACATTAAGTGAAACTTTAGGTGGTAGTCCAATATCAAGTAGTAATGGTACTACCTCTGGTGCTATAGTTTTTACAAGGGTAGTTTATAGTATACATGATGTAGTAAGAATATCTGGCATAAATGGCGGCACAGGTACAATAGCTGGATATGATGATGCTGGTTCAATTTATTATATTATAGCAACTAATGGAAGAGATCAATTTACTTTAAGCTCTACGTTAGGTGGATCTGCTATTGCTACCACTGCTGGAACTGTTACAGGTGCTATGACTTTTACTGCTAGAGTAGGATCAAGTATAACTTTTGAAGATTCATTTACATCTGGTGGGTTTGAAACAAAGTTAACTGTAGTCAAGAGTAGTGCAGATCATAAAATTGTGCTTCCTGATGCTACAACTACATTGGTGGGTATAGATAATGCTCAATTATTAACAAATAAGACAATAACACAGCCCGTTATAAATGATCCCACTATCAATGTAACTTCAAATACTGCTAATTTACTTTTGACAAGCGATGTTGCCACTACATTTAATAGTAGTTTTAATACTACAGCCAATGATCGTTTTAACTGGGCCACTAATTTAGTATATAATGGCACCACATGGGCTAAAGATGACGCTAATAGAGGTGGATGGCTTTTTACTAAGAAAGCAGTAGGTACAGCAAATGCTGATAATGAAATATCTTTATCATTTATAGCTTTTGATGATACTACATTATCAAATAAATTTAAATTAAATGGGGATGGGCAATTATCATTGCCTATAGTTATTCCAAGTACAACTACAAGTACTGGAACATTAGTGGTTGCAGGCGGAGTTGGAATAGCAGGAACAGCTAATATTGGTGGTAATTTAAATCTAACTGGTACATTAGAGGCAGGAAGCATACAATCTACGCCAATTGGTAGTATATTTACAGATACAGGAGCATTTACAACATTAAGTGCTACGGGTATAGTTACTGTCAGTAATGCCACTGAAACTACAGCTAAAAATAATGGTGCTGTAGTAATAACAGGTGGATTAGGAGTAGGGAAGGCTGTAAGAGCAAAAGGTCCTGTATGGTTAAATGATTTAGATCCACTCGAAACAGAGTTATCTGGGTATAGTCTGGTTGTTCAAAATCCGCAAGCTAAGGTTAGAATAGGTCCAAATTATACTACTGGAGCCGTAGATTATGTTGATATACTTACTCTTGAAGATAATCCAACAATAACTACAACAAGTGATAATTTATCTATAGAAAATCTACAAAATCTAAGTGCAATTACTTTAACTGCTACAGGTGGAAGTGTAGTAATTACAGCAAATACAGCAAGTACAACGAAAACTACTGGAGCATTAAAAGTAGTAGGTGGCATAGGTGTTGAAGGTCAAATACGGGCAGACGATATATATGTATATGGACAAACTGGCTTATCAAATACAGCCAGTCAAGTAGTAAGTCTTGCTGCTACTCAAACTTTGACCAATAAAACCCTTACTGCACCAACAGTAAATAATACTGTTTTAACAGGTACAGTACAAGCAGGCGGTAGTGTAGGTCTTTTAGGACAGCTCTTAAGTAGCACAGTAACAGGTGTTGCTTGGGTAAATCCAGTTAGCGTTAGTGCAATGGTATATTATAAGGCTAGTGATCAAAGTTTTTTCCCTTCAGGCACCGTAACTTTACCAGCTGGTCCACAGATTACAGTTGGATCAGGTTTTGGTAGTATGGCTAATGATGGTAGTGGAACATTTACATTTAGTGTAACAGGCACTTATCAAGTTAGTATTAATTATAGCATAGATAATACTAATGGTGTAGGATATCCTGTAGCAGAATTTTGGATAAGAAAGAATGGAGTTGATACAATTAAGTATTGTCAACTTTTAAGTGATGGTATGAGAAGAGGAACAGTATCAGAAATTATCGAATTTGCTAATAATGATACATTAACTTGGTATATCAATAGTCAAATGCGTGTGAATGGTGGTAGTCCAAGTGCTACAGGCAGTAGATTGACAATATTAAGAATATCATAATCTTGACATTTTAAAAAAATCCTGTATAGTAAGTGCTTAGATAACTACAACTATGCAAGAGTTAGGAATGTATTGCCTATGTTATGTAGGCAAAGAAGCTAAAAAATATCAATTTGATCAACGAAATTTAATGTGTGGTTCGATCAACTACAACCATGTTGATGTTTTAGAGATGCAGCAACGTGGATTTCTAATGGATCATATAGGTGAACATATAAGCCATTTGAATAATGACTTTGGTAGCTTGACAGGCATATACTGGGTATGGAAAAATGCCAAACACGAGTATAAAGGAACAAATACTTATAGAATATTTTGGGATGAGGAGTTTGATTTAAGGTCAAATAGAGTATATATACCACAACCTAAGGATATAGTCACTGCTATTAAAGGATTTGCCCCTCATGTAGATAATGTTTATGACCATTTTAGTCATTGTCACAATAGCTTAGGATGGCAATTGTTATATGGTTTAGCAGGTGATAGACGTATTCCTATAACCACTAATATGATAGATCAATTAAGAACATACAAATACCTTATACCATTTCATATGTTTACCACTCACTCTGTTATTTTTGATCGAATTTGTGAAATTTTATTTCAAATTATTTTTGAATTTCATTCCAATTATCAAAATTTCTTACCAGAAATTTATAAACGTAACCAACAGGTTAGATTTTATGATTTTTTTGGTGAAAGAATACTACATTTAATTCTGACAAATAATTATCATTTTTTAGGTAATGTAGATATTGTACATTTAAATATACAAGATATAGACCATCATGCTTGAAAGTCAAAAAATACAACCACACTTACTAAGTTATATTCAAAATCCATCTGATCCAGAGCTTAATTTTATGATGGCATTAGAATATGATAATATGGGACAGTCAGCCAGTGCTGTAAGTTATTACTTGCGTACTGCTGAACGTGCCCAAGATGATCTATTAAAATATGAATGTTTAATAAGAGCTAGTATATGCTTTGAAAGACAAGGCAGTAGGAACTTTACAGTTAAAGGTTTGCTACAACATGCAGTCAGTATTATGCCAAATAGACCAGAAGCTTATTATCACTTGAGTAGATTTTATGAATACAAACAGGATGATGGTCATTGGAATGACACTTATATGATAGCAAGTATAGGTGAGGACGTAGCTGGTAAAGACCAACTGCCTACACGCACCGATTTAAGTTATTTAGGTAGAGACCACTTACGTTTTCAAAAAGCGTTAAGTGGGTGGCACTGTGGTCTTTGTGATGAAAGCAGAATAATTTTTAAAGATCTAATGCGTAGTAAACAATTGCCAGAAGATTATAAAAAAATTGTGTACAATAACTTGAAATATATGAGTTCATATGTTGAAATTCCTTTTGATACGTATGACAAATCTAAATTTGAAAAGTTAAGGCATAAGTTTCCAGGAGCAGAAAGTATTGAAACTAATTATAGTGAGGCTTATCAGGATATGTTTGTTCTTTCTATGCTTAATGGTAAAAAGGAAGGTACATTTATTGAAGTAGGAGCAGGTAGACCTTTCTATGGAAACAATACAGCATTATTAGAAAGGGTTTTTAATTGGCGTGGAATAAGTATAGACCTCGATGAAAGACAAGTCAGTACTGAAAGAAAAACCCCATTTTTAATTCAAGATGCACTAAAGGTTGATTATAGTAGAATAATAAAACAATTAAACTTAGGTCCTGTGGTAGATTACTTACAACTTGACTGTGATCCACCAGAAGTAACTTTTGAAATATTAAAACGAATTCCTTTTGACGAGTTTAAATTTAGAGTAATTACATATGAACATGATTTCTATAACACTGATAAAAAAGACCTTAGAGAAAAATCAAGGGAGTACTTGCAGTCAAAAGGTTACACACTTGTTGTAAATGATATAGCTCCAGATGAGTGGCGTAATTACGAAGATTGGTATATACATCCAGATCATGTAGATAAAAGTATTGTAAATTCAATGAAAGACCTTAGAGACATAGTCAAAAAAGGTGAAGATTATATTTTAGCAGGAAAATAAAAAATGATTCCAGTTATAGGTACATGTGTAGTTTTTACAACACATTGGGTAGAACGTTTATTAGCCAGTGTGGATTTTCCTGTAGAAAATTTCTTAATTATAAACAATAATGGTAGAGGTGAAATAAACGAAAACTTAGATGCATTAGCAAAAGTCAAACGAAGATATATAAAAAATGTACATGTAATACACATGCCCTGTAATCTTGGTGTACCAGCAAGTTGGAATCTTATAATTAAAAGTTATATGATGTCACCATATTGGATTATAGTAAATGACGATGTAGCATTTGGACATGGCCTATTAAGAGAAATGTATGAAACAGTAACAAATGATCCTGAAGTAGGTATCATACATGGTCATGCAGGTGATTTTAATGTAGGAAGTTGGGATTTATTTTTACTACGAGATCATACAGTAGCTAAGTTTGGATTATTTGATGAAAATATGTATCCGGCTTATAGTGAAGATGATGATTACATTATGCGTATGATGCATCAAGGAGTAAAAAAAGTGCTTGGGCTAAGTAGCACTTATTACCATGGAGACGGAGATAAAACTCAATATCATTTCCATGGTGGTAACACACGTAGACATGATCCAGAAATTATGAAAAAATTAGATGAAGCAAGGGATATGAATATTGAATATCTAACTGCAAAATGGGATAAGCATTGGCGTACTTGTTGGCCTACTTTTGAACCATGGCAAGGACAGCCACATAATTTGACTGAACAACGATATGATTTAGAATTTTTACGTAAGAAATATATGGGGTTTTAAACTAAGTCCATAATTTGAAAAACAGTCTGTAGTTTTGATCTTATATTTTTATTACTAAAGCTGCTACGCAATCCTTGATGTAATGGTTTTGGAGCCATGTCTATAGTTGTCCAACTATACCCAGCATGTTCAAAACTAAGCATAGGAATGAATTCTTTACTTATTACACAGAGATATGTGTGGAAATTAAAAACATGATCATTGCTAACAAATGTTTCAAGTGGTATACTTTTTATTATTTCTGGCATGAAACCTAATTCTTCTACGATTTCTCTAACTAAAGTTTGCCAAGGATTTTCATTAGTTATAGCAGTGCCACCAACAAGACTCCAAGTACCTTGATGTTTACCTTTTGATTTTTGTAAAAGTAAAATACGTTTAGATTCTTTACTATAAAACAATGCACCACTACAAACAATTTTATCTTTCATAAAATTAATCGCCAATAACCTTTTCTATATTCGCCTTCAAAACTTTTAACCCATGTAATTCCATTCCATTTATATTGAACATTACTAAGAGTGTTTGTTAGATATTTAATTATATCTCTATTCTTAGTACTATCAAATATTATATGCCAATTAGATCCAGTCCATTCTATAATATCATTTGTGTTAGCTATAAAATCTGTATTGTCAGTATTTTTCCAAGCATCTGGACCATCATGGTTAAAGTTGATTATATACGTAATTATGTCATCAGGTAGTGCATCATTAGTTAATCTTACAACAAGTTTACCATCAATATTTAAATTAACAAAACTTACCGCAATATCATTGACAAGAATTTTTACATCATCAACTTTATCAAAGTCTACCATTGTGTCTATTCTATTACTGGCATTTTCAGCTATTAATGTTTCTCTAACTCCTCCACCAATATTATTAATTAATAAGTATCTAATACCCACAGTAGGTAATGGTAATCCACTTCCTGGACCTTTTTCTGTTGGATCAATTATAGCATCAAAGGTTCCAGGACTTGATAGTCTATAGGGGCTTAATATATCTGTGTTACTTGGGTAAGTATCTGGATCCCAATTTATGTTTAATATTGTATTATCCAATGGACTTATTGCAATAGTTCCTATAACTTCTAATCCAGATGGTTGAGTAAGGAATATTTTACTTTGTCCAGGAGTATATGCTTTAGGGTGCTTATCCATTATTTCATACCAACTTACAGGATTAAGACTGTCTAAACCAGTTTCATTTATTCTAAATTGTAAATGTCCATCTTCAGTAGGTGAAAATATTTTTCCTTGTCCATTATATGTTATAAGATGATAATCAACTATTCTTATATTAACTTTTTCAGGTATTTGCTCAAATATTCCTTGACTACCTTCGTTTGGATCTTCTCCAAATCCTTCAATATAGCCTGAAGCGGGTTCACCAATAGAACTATACATACCCATCGAGATGCTTTGTACTATTCCCAACTTTTTAACCTTGCTTGGAGGACTAATCCATATTGGCATACTAAAAGTAAGAGTAGCAACATCAATTGAACTTTCTGTACCAGTCGGTATTTGACGTCCAGTAAAAGCAACATCATCAAGATATACAACACTTAGACTGGTCCAATCTATGTAATTATCTGTAGTTTGAATTTCCAAGCTTGGGTTGAATAACATTAATATTTGTTCAAGTATTTGTAATTTTTGTTCGGTGCTACTACTCCAAATATCTGCCTTTACTGTAAGCTTATAAGGACTTGGCATTAATCGTTCAATAGTATAATTAGACCCTTCAAGACTATTATATTTTCCATTTTCAATTGCTCGTTCTCTAATATGTATTTTTCCTACATAAGTTGGGTCAGCAAGGCGTTCCTTATCCATTTCTAATCCAGTTATGTAGACTGCTATTCTTGGAGCACCGTTAATTTTATTTTCGCTGTTTTGTTTAATAAGATTGGCAACTTGACGATCCATATCACCGTACATTACAGGTACTTGAACCAATCTGCCATCACCATATTTGATAACAAAATTACTCAATAAACGAATAGTTTGTAAAAGATATCGTCTAATTTGTCCGTCATAAAAAAACTGCATTATAAATCTGCCTTAGGTCTTAATACTTTACTTAGTGCTTGACGTTCTGGTACATCTTGACCATTTATATTATTGATATTCACATTGTTAATAAAGCCAGATTTTTGTGTAGTTCTTACCTGTTTCCAATATTGTGGATTTTCTAAAGGATTTTTACCTGTACTTGGAGTAATTGCTATGTACTGCACATTTCCATAATTAATAAGATCATTTATTACATAATTTGTGAGTTCATTAAATACACCTCTTGGTGTAGCAAAGTTGGCACTTGTGTTGGTCAAGGTATGACGTATAGCATCTTCCACCTTCACCCAACGTTGTCCATCAAACCTAAATAATCTGTTAGGAGCAAAGTCAGTTCTTAGGAAATAGTCATTTAGATAAGGTTGGGATGGAAATGTTACACCATGACCAAATTGATAACCATTAGGAGGAAATCCATCACCTAAGAGATAACCTGAATAACCGCTTCGTACTGCACGACTTTCAATTCTACTAGCATCCAACCCCATAAGACTGGCATCTATGTCTGTTTGATCAGCAGTTTCAAGAGTTGGATTTCCTGTAGATTTATCTATGGCTAAAGTATAAAATTGTCTTGTTTCAAAACCATTCATTGCAGCATCGGCTTCAGCTTGCTCAATAATAGCTGCATTGATTTGTAATTCTTGTCCCTTAGTACTTAATATATCACGTAATGTTTGATCTGTATTTTCACCTGCTGGTTTATCTAATATATCAGCAAATGCCTGACCATCTACAATCTTTTTAAGTTTTAATCTGTATAAGTGTGGCCACCAAGTTTGACTGAATCCTTCACTGGCTCTACTAACATCTTCAATAACAAAATATCGAGGTAGAGCCACAGAATAATCATTCAGGGCGAATTCATCTACAAGATGAGGTAATTCAAATACATCCCCAGTCAATGGTTTACGCCCCACAGTCCTTATCCAGTCATTTATATGAACTGTGGCAAAAACTGTATCATTATCAATAAAAAGTCCAAATTGGCTGAGATTAAAATCTAAATTTTGCACTTGGTAATGTCCCCTTATTTTATAAATGCTAGGGTCATATTTACGGTCACGATTCTCCAATAGCAAAAGATCCTGTATGTTAGTTTCTTTAAGTTCAGCGTAATGAGGTTGATCTGCTGTGGCATTTTCTGGAGCCGTGTTCGAACCAATGTATTTGTGTAGATAAAAATCAGTACCGCCAATACTAAACATTTCACTGATCTGACGATCTATGAACTTAAAATCATTACCTCTTTCTGGACGATATAGACTTAGGCGGGGCATAAGGTATTTATCAGCAGATAAATATCATGGAGACAGCAAATATGAGCACAAGCACTACACTACAAGAGCGTGAAAAAATCTACAAATATTGCAGAACTATGTTAGGTGATGGTATGGTAGATGTAGAATTAGATCCAGATCATTACGAGATTGCAGTGGATCGTGCTCTAAGCCGTTATCGTCAAAAAAGTCCTAATGCTGTAGAAGAAGCATATTATTTTTTGGAATTAAAAGAAGATACCAATGACTATAGATTACCTAAGGAGATAATTGAAGTACGAAGTGTTTTTCGTCGTACAATAGGTAGTAGAGTAGCAGGTGGTAGTGGTGGCACACAGTTTGAACCCTTTAATCTTGCGTATACAAATACCTACTTATTGAACAGCACAATGTTAGGCGGAATAGCCACGTATGATATGTTTGCAGGATATCAAAAACTTGTTGGTCGTATGTTTGGAGCCTTTATAGAATTTCAATGGATTCCTACTACACATACTCTGCGTATCTTGCAAAGAAGTTATGGTGATGGTGAGCAGATATTGATTAGAGGTTATAATCATAGACCAGATTATATTTTACTACAGGATACTTATGCTGCTCAGTGGTTTAAAGATTATAGTTTAGCTAATTGTAAATTAATGTTAGGCGAGGCACGCAGCAAATTTAGTCAAATAGCAGGGCCAGGTGGAGCAGGTGGATTAAATGGTAGTGATCTAAAGTCTTCTGCCAAAGAAGAAATAGAAAAGCTTGAAAAAGAAATTGATACCTATGTGGCAGGCGGCACTGGGTATACTTTTATTATTGGCTAACATTAATCTTGACTATAATTAAAAAATAAATTACTATTTTAGAAAGGAGTTGCCTATGATAGTGGGAATTTGTGGTCTGATTGGCAGCGGTAAAGATACCATTGCTGATTATCTTGTTAATCTTCATCATTTCCGTAGAGAAAGTTTTGCCCGTAGCCTAAAAGATGCAGTGGCAGCAGTGTTTGGTTGGGATCGTGATATGTTAGAAGGTCGCACCAAGCAGAGTCGGGAGTGGCGTGAACAAGTAGATTTTTGGTGGAGTAATAGATTGGGTATGAAAATTACTCCAAGATGGGTATTACAAAATTGGGGTACAGAAGTGTGTCGTCAAGGGTTCCATGATGATATTTGGATTGCCAGTCTTGAGCACAAATTACGTAACAGTGAGGATAATGTAGTAATAAGTGATTGTAGATTCCCCAATGAAATTACAGCAATTAAAAAATCAAATGGTATAATTGCTTGTGTGCAAAGAGGTGAATTACCTGATTGGTACGATATTGCACTGGATGCTAATGGAGGAAACTCTAAGGCTTATAATTATATGCAAGAGTTAGGAATACATCCCAGTGAATGGAAATGGATTGGTACAGAGTTTGATATAATTATTGATAATAATAGCAGTTTAAACAATTTATATAATCAAATTGAAAGTATTATATTGAACAGAATTACTTTTGATGTTGATAAAAAAGTAACCTTTATACATACCACTTGTGTTTAAATAGTATTTCTCCTTAATCAACTCAGCAATTTTCGCCGTTTTGCGCTAAATATATTGAGTAAGATTTAGGAGAAATCTAACAATGGCCCAACTAAACTCACCTGGTGTAGCAGTCACCGTTATCGACGAAAGTTTTTATACTCCAGCTGCTCCAAGTACAGTCCCACTTGTAGTTATAGCAACAGCAGAAAATAAAGCTAATGGTAGCAACACCGGAATAGCACAAGGTACGCTAAAGTCAAATGCAGGTTTAGCATATCTTATCACAAGTCAAAGAGACTTATCAGAAACATTTGGCATCCCAATTTTTAAAACTGATGCCAATAATAATCCTGTACATGCAGGTGAACAAAATGAATATGGACTTCAAGCAGCCTATAGTTATTTAGGTGTAAGCAATAGGGCATATGTAGTAAGAGCTGATGTTGATTTAGGTGCATTAGATCCACAAGCACTTGCTCCACAAGCAGATCCAGAAGGCGGTACATATTGGTTTGATGTTATTAAGAGTTCATGGGGTATTTTTGAATGGAATGGTGATGCTAAAGGTGTGGGCCGTGGGCAAACATTTACTAAAAAATTACCAACAATAATTACTGATGATTTGAAAATTAACAGCTCAACTGGAGCTCCTTTAGATAGTGTAGGTACTGTAGGTGATTATGCAGTCATCAGTAAAATGAATCTTGCAACAAGCTATAGTGGTGCAGATACATTATGGTATAGAAATAGTAGTACATGGGTAAAAGTAGGTAGTGAGGATTGGCGTTTAAGTTGGCCCGCAGTAATTAGCACAAAACAAAATATTAGTCTCGCTGATGGACTACAATTGCAATTAGATAGAAATGCAGATAGTGATTTTCTTGATGCAGGAGAAACTATTACCATAAGTGGTACTACAGCAGCAACTATAGCAGCACAAATTAATACATGGGCACCAGCACTTCTAAGAGCCAGCGTAAGTAGTAATGGACGTTTAATGCTATTTTCAGTAACAGGTTCATTCCGTATCAGTGGTAGTGCGTGTGTTGAATTAGGAATTCCAGCAGGTATATATAATAGTCCTAAATTAGAAATTGCTCCACACACAAGAGTTCCATTATTTAAGGACACTGATCCAGTAAAAAGACCAACAGGTAGTGTATGGTTAAAAACCACAGCAGCTAATGGCGGTGCAGAATTTACATTGAAAAAATATAATGCAGATTCTAAGTTGTTTGAATTAGTCACAGCTCCATTATATGCAAATAATGCTGTGGCGATTTATACTTTAGATAAAGCTGGAGGTGAAAGATTACCAATAGGTAGTATTTTTGTAAAGACAAATCAAAGCGAATATAACTACGTTTATCCAACAGGTGACACAGGGCCTTTAAGTGCTGATTTTAGATTTTTTAGAAAGAGTACAAGTGGTGTAACAACTATTACCAGTAAAAAAATTGTTAATACAACATTAACATCTGGTACAGTTACTTTAACAATGAGTGAAACACGAGCAGCAAGTCCTGAATACTCAACACCAATATCATTTAATATTACACTTACAGGTGCAGCAAGTGATGCAGAAAAAATTGCAAAGGCAATAAATGATCAAGTTGATCTTGTAAATGTTAGAGCACAGGTAACAGATGATAATAGATTAAGAATTCAACATTTAATTGGTGGTGATATTAGAATTGAGGAAAGTAATTTAGCAGCAGAAAAAATAATTACAATTTTATTTGCTGGTGAAAAAAATGCTAATTTACATGTATCATCCTTTGACGATCCAACAGGTCCTGCTTTTGACCCTCAATGGGAAATAAGTCATTGGGCTCCATTAAGATTTACAGCCAGTGTAGATGCTCCTACATCATTGACTAATGATCAAACATTATGGTATAATAGTGTAGTAGATGAAGTAGACATGATGGTGCATAACGGTCAAAAATGGGTAGGTTATAAACAATTATTCCCACTTACAGATCCTAATGGTCCACAAGTAAGTGCTACAAAGCCGTTAACTCAGAGTGATGGTGCAACAAGTCTTGTAAATGGTGATTTATCGATTGATACTAGTGATATAGATAATTACCCAGTCATTTATAGATTTGATACAAGTAGACCTGGTACAGTAGCCACACAATGGGTGCTTGTTGATAAAACTGACCAAAGTAGCGAAGATGGTGTTTTATTTGCTGATGCACGTTGGACTGACGAAGGTACAAATGCTAAGTATGCAGCCAGCACAATCCAAGAATTATTATCTAGCGATTATGTAGACCCAGATTGTCCAGATCCAGCATTATATCCAAAAGGTATGCTATTGTGGAATATGCGTAGAAGTGGATTCAATGTAAAGAAATTTGTACATAACTACATAGATGTTAACGAAGTTAATACAAGATATCAAGTTCCAGGACCTTCAGGTACACAAATTGATGAATCTATGAGTGCTTATTATCCACATCGCTGGGTAACTATCAGTGGAAATCAAGAAAATGGGGCAGGATGGTTTGGACGTGAAGCACAACGACGTGTAGTAGTTCAAAGTTTACAGGCAGTAACAAATAGTTCACGTGATATACGTGAGGAAGCAAGAGTATTTAATTTAATTGCATGTCCAGGATATCCTGAACTAATTGGTGAATTAATTAATTTAAATTATGACAGAGGATTATCAGCGTTTATTGTTGGTGACACACCATCAAGATTAACTCCTGATGCAACAAGCTTGAAAGCTTGGGGTGATAATTTACGCTTATCTGTAGAAGATAATGATGATGGTGCACCAAGCTATGATGAGTATATGAGTATGTTTTATCCATGGGGATTTACAAGTGATTTATCAGGGCGTAATATTGTAGTCCCACCAAGCCATATGATGTTAAGAACTATAGCCTTAAGTGACAGTGTAAGCTATCCATGGTTTGCTCCTGCTGGAACACGTAGAGGTGGTATAACAAATGCTAGTAGCGTAGGTTATATAGATAAAGAGGGTGAATTTGTAGTAGTTGCCCTTAATACAGGACAACGTGATACACTATATGACGTTAAAATTAATCCAATTACATTCTTTACAGGTGTTGGACTTGTTAATTATGGTCAGAAAACAAGGGCAAAGAATGCCAGTGCTTTAGATAGAATCAATGTAGCACGTCTTGTAGTTTATTTGCGTAGACAATTAGATATATTAGCAAAACCATATATCTTTGAACCAAATGATAAGATTACAAGAGATGAAATCAAAGGTGCTTGTGAAAGTTTACTATTAGAACTTGTTGGACAACGAGCTTTATATGACTACATTGTAGTATGTGATGAGTCTAATAATACACCTTCAAGAATTGATAGAAATGAACTTTATGTTGACATTGCTATTGAACCAGTAAAAGCTGTTGAGTTTATATATATTCCTCTAAGATTGAAGAATACTGGTGAAATTGCTGGTTTATAAAAGTATAAATAAGAGTAACGGAGCAAAATAATATGGCAATTGCAACATTAAACAAATTTACAGTACCTTTATCAAGTGACGCAAGTGCAAGCGCACAGGGCATGTTAATGCCAAAACTAAAATATCGCTTTAGAGTGATGTTTGAAAATTTTGGTGTTAGCACTCCAACCACGGAACTTACAAAACAGGTACAAACAGCAGCCAAGCCTAATGTACAGTTTCAAAATCAAGTTATTGAAACTTATAACAGTAAGATTAACTATGCAGGTAAACCACAATGGCAAACCATACAGGTTGTTTTACGTGATGATGCTACTGGAATAGTAAGTAAAATTGTTGGTGAACAAATGCAGAAACAGTTTGATTTCTTTGAACAAGCCAGTGCTGCCAGCGGTATTGACTATAAGTTCTTAATGCGTATAGAAATAACAGAAGGTGGAAATGGTATACATGTTCCAACCGTCTTAGAGACCTGGGAGTGCTATGGTTGCTATATTACACAGGCTAATTGGCAATCATTAAGCTATGCAGAAGCGACTCCACAAACTATTGATCTAACAATTCAACCTGATAATTGTATTCAAATTCCACAAGGCAGTGGTGTTGGTGCAGGTATTGGCAGAACAGTTCGTACAATGGCTACTGGTGCAGGCTAAAAATAGCTTACTCAAGAAAGGGCTTAGGCCCTTTTTTGTTGACTATGCAATATAATAGCAGTTAATTTAATATACTAAATAATATTATGGCAGGACCATTTACAGGATTATTAGACCAATTAGGCAATGGGTTTCTACGACCCAAAGGTCAAATGGGAGACTGGCAACATGCTGCCCGTACCTTTGTTGATGACAATTTTAGACTAGCACCTAAAGCAAAGTTCTTATATCATGTATATTTCGACATAAATCGTAGTGCAGTGTTTATGCCAGCCTTAACAGAACGTCATAGAAATGAAATAGGTTTGTTAGTTAAAAGTGTAGATTTACCTAAGTTTTCAATACGTTCACAAACTGTAAATCAGTATAATAGAAAGAAGGTCGTGCAAACTGGACATTCGTACGGGCCAATGACTTTTAGATTTCATGATGATAGGGCAGATATTGTTAATATGATGTGGCAAGCATATTATAGATATTATTATGCTGATACTACTACTGCTGAAATTGCTGGAGCTTATTTACGTAATAGTATGTCTTCTTTTTCAAAAATAAAAGGAGCTCATGGTTATGATAATAATAGTTCAATACCTTTTTTTAATAGTATATACTTGTATCAATTAAACAAACGTAACTATGTATCCTACAAATTAATAAATCCTTTGATAACTACATTTAACCATGACACTCCATCAAGCAGTGATCAAGGTGCTACTGGTGCTGAATGTAGTATGACTGTTTCTTATGAAGCAGTTACATACGATAGTGGACCAATAAGTTCAGGTAAAGTTCTTGGATTTAATGATGAACATTATGATAAAAGTCCCAGTCCACTTAGTGCAGCTGGTGGGGGAACATCTACACTGTTTGGTCAAGGTGGTGTAATTGAAGGAGCAGCTAATATTTTTGGCGCTATTTCAAGTGGTAATGCTTTTAATAGTTTACCTAATATTATTAATACCGCTGCTACAGCAGTTAATACCTATCAAAATGCAAAAAATCTTAAAGGGTCAACTATTAAGGCAGAAGCTCGTAACCTGGCTGTGGCTGGTACTGTGGCTGCTGCTGGTGCTGCTTTTAATGTTATAGGTACAGCTTTTCCCTCAACGTCCTTATCAACGGCCACTAAGGCGATTAGACGAGATATAGGAGGTGGCGGTTGAAAACTAATTTACCCATAAATAACCAAAATAGTAATAGAGAAGTTAGACAATTTTTTAATAATTATTTTACAGAAGAAATTACATTTCCTAGTAATCAAATAGATGCCGTATTAGGTTTTTTTATTAAAAGAGGGTTTGATGAGCAAGCCAGTAGAAGTGTAGGAATAGTTCTTTTAAATCAAGCACGTATTGATAATGTAAATGTATTTGAATTATTGGATAAATTAAAGGGCTATAATACAGTTCAATTAAATGCTATAATAACTCAAATATTAAATTATTATAGAACTAAGACCAGTGTATTAGGATATAAATTAGGTGTGATGAATGAGTCCTATGAAACACGTAACATATTATTATGAGTAAGTTTGCTAAGGGAAAATTTACTCCAAAAAATCCACAAAAATACGTAGGCTTAAAGAACCCAACTTATCGTAGTAGTTGGGAATGGGCCTTTATGAACTTTTGTGATAATCATGCAAGCATACAAAAATGGGCCAGTGAACCAGTAAAGATACCTTATAAAAATCCAGTTACTGGTAGACAAACAATATATGTTCCTGATTTTTTTATACAGTATTTAGATAAGAAAGGTAAACTTGTTACTGAAATCATTGAAATAAAACCACAAAATCAACAGTTGATGGAAAAAGTAGGCCGTAATAGTGCAAGGATTAGTGCTTTTGTTGTTAACCAAGCTAAGTGGGCAGCAGCAAATCAATGGTGTAGGAATTCGGGATTGAAATTTCGTGTGCTTAATGAAACAGATATTTTCCACCAAGGAGGAATTAGATAAATAAGATATGACTAAAAAACTTGAGGAAGTCCTTAATTTACCTGAAAATAAAAAAATAATTAAGGAAGAAAAGAAACAACATGAAAAGCCTGAAGCGTTCATGCGTGATATTGCCGAGTTTGACAAAATTAGTGCTGCACTGCCACAGGTCAAAGGATTAGGCGATTTAAGTGATAATGAATTTGATGAATTAGCTATTCGTGCTACAAATGCCTATGATGATCTTATGGATTTAGGTATGAACGTAGAAGCACGTTATAGTGGACGTATCTTTGAGGTTGCAGGTACCATGTTAAAGAATGCCATTGATGCTAAAGCAGCAAAAATGGATAAAAAGTTAAAAATGATCGAATTACAGATCAAAAAAGCCAAGTTAGATCAAGAGGCTGAAGCTGATGCAGCTAAAGGTGTAAACATCCCAGGAGATGGTTACATTGTTGCAGATAGAAATAGTCTTTTAGAAAAACTTAAAAATATTAAATAAATATACTATATTGGAAATAATATGAGTACATTTAAAGAATATCTTGCAGAAAGTAAAAGAGTTTATAACTTCAAAGTCAAAATTGCAGGCGAACATGATAATAATAACAAAATCAGTGAACGTATAAAAATAGCCTTAGGTAAATTTGACTGTACAAGTGTAAGCAAACCAAAAAGAACGCCAATTTCTGAAACTCCATTAGACTTTCCTGATCAAAAGTACACACATGTAAGTATATTTGATGTAACTTGCAGCTATCCAACAACCAGTCATGAAATGGTTCTTTATCTTGCAGAACGTTTGGGTATAAATGGTTCCTGTATAAGGGTAAGAAGTGAGTTTGAAGAACGTGAAAGAAATCTAAATAAAGATGCATATGATAGAATAGGCACTAAGGCACCTTCTATATTAAATAAACCATTAGAAGATATTAGTGGACAAGAAATGGTAGGTGAAAAAAAGCTTATGAGCTTTATCAAAGAGTTAGGTAAATCAAGTCACAAGGGTGAACAAGTTAAAGGAATAAATGATCAGTTGTTAGCCAAAAGTGCTCCAACAGGATCTGCACAAAAATAAGGAGCAACAATGGATTTTAATAAATTATATAAAAAAATATCTGACTTAGATCAAGGACGTAAACTTTTAACAGAAAGTGAACAACCTATTGAAGAATGTGGCATGATGGGTATGAGTCCTATGGGCGGCATGGACGAGCGTCCTACTACAATGAGCGTTAATATGAATGCCAGTGGTGCAGAAGGTATTCGTGAACTCTTAAACATTCTACAAGGTCAAGGGGATGATATGCCAGGAGGTATGGATGGCCCAGATAGTGGTCCAGCAGGCGTGTTAGTGGGCATGGATGGTCCAGATGATGGTCCAGATAGCGGACCTGAAATGGGAGCAGATGCACTGCAAGATAAAGGTGGTGATGACGATTTTGTAGATCCTGATCTGGATGAGGAATTTGCCAACACACCTAATGAAACTATGGCAGCTGGCTTCGATCGTATGGCAGGAACTGATGGGGCAGGTGAGGGTATTGATAAACCAAAAGCAAGTTTTCCAGCAAGAATGCCAGGTGATCCACCAAATATTCATGAAAACCTTTATAATAGATTAAGTATCCTATATAAAGAAGTTAAAACAAGATAATGGCCAAGTCGCTTGACGGTGTACTAACCAAAAAAGCACATAAGAAGGAAAAGTACACCGAGGATCAAATACAAAATTTATTAGCTTGTAGTGATCCTGATACTGGCTACTTACACTTTAGTAAACATTTTTATTATATTCAACATCCAGTAAAGGGTAAGTTATTATTTGAGCCTTTTGGTTTCCAAGAAAGGCTCATGCACGCTTATCATAATCATAGATTTACAGTTAATATGCTACCACGTCAGATGGGTAAGACTACTTGTGCTGCCTGTTATCTACTATGGTATGCAATGTTTATACCAGATCAAACAATTCTTATAGCAGCTCACAAATACACTGGTGCATATGAAATCATGCAGCGTATTAGATATGCTTATGAATTATGCCCTGACTTTATTAGAAGTGGTGTTATTAATTATAACAAAGGTAGTATAGAATTTGACAATGGTAGTCGTATTGTCAGTGCTACAACTACTAATAACACTGGTCGTGGTATGTCAATATCCTTATTATATTGTGATGAGTTTGCATTTGTTCAACCTAATATAGCAGACGAGTTTTGGACTTCAATAAGCCCAACATTGGCAACTGGTGGTCGTGCTATCATTACCAGTACACCAAACAGCGATGAAGATACATTTGCCAATATATGGAAAGAAGCTAATAATCATTTTGACGAGTATGGAAATGAAACTGAATTAGGTCTTAATGGATTTTTCCCATTTACCTGTAGTTGGAATGAACATCCAGATCGTGATGAAACTTGGGCAAAAGAGGAACAAGCACGTATTGGTGAAGAAAGGTTCCGTCGTGAATATGGATGCGAATTTTTAGTATATGATGAAACACTAATTAATAGCATAAGGCTTAGTGAACTTATTGGGCGTGATCCTATTTTTAAAATGGGACAAACACGTTGGTATAGTAAAATAAATCCCAATATGTTGTATCTTGTGGCTTTAGATCCAAGTCTTGGAACAGGTGGAAATTATAGTGCTATAGTTGTTTTTGAGTTACCTACATTTAAGCAGGTAGGTGAATGGTATCACAATACTACACCAATACAAGGACAAATTAAAATACTTAAAGATATTTTACAGTATCTTGACCAGCATATGGAAGGAAACAGTAATAATATATATTGGAGTATTGAAAATAATACAGTAGGTGAAGCAGGTTTAGTTGTTATAAGAGATCAAGGAGAGGAAACTTTTCCTGGTTTAATGGTAAGTGAACCTATTAGAAAAGGACATGTGAGGAAGTTTCGTAAAGGATTCAATACAACACATTCTGCTAAAATTGCAGCCTGTGCTCGTCTGAAGCATTTGATCGAAACTGGTCAAATGACTATAAGTAGTCGTCCCATGATAAGTGAATTAAAAACATTTGTAGCCCATGGGTTTACCTTTAAGGCTAAAGAGGGTGACCATGATGATCTTGTAAGTGCTTTGTTATTATTATGCAGAATGAGCGCTCTGGTAGCAGATTGGGATCCTCGGGTATTTGAAAGTCTTAGTGGAGTACATTCTGAGGATGATTTTGTTGCTCCATTACCAATCTTTATTTCCCAATCTTTCTAATAAATATTACTATGAGTGCAAATTTCGAACGAATAGCTGTAGATTTGGGTCGTCAATTACAAACAAGATTTCCCAGTCTTCAACGTAGTACCGCAGACGATCAGCCTATTGATGGTGTTAACCTGCTTGATAAGGATGCAAGAGTATTTGATTTTGATTTTGTAGATGAAAGAGGTAGAAGAATAACCAATGTAACTGTTAAGTTAGATCAAAAAGGTGAAGAAGGCGTTCCAGGGTTGGATGTAACTTGGAATGATACAATTAAAAGCAATGCATGGGATAGATTTATAATCAATATACTACCTAAATTTGCTCAAAGTCATGGTCTAAACTTTAATGCACAAAATCCAAGTCAAAGTAATTTAACAAAAAGAGATACCGGTGGGGAAGGTAATATGAATGAGTCAAAATTATTTGGGACTAATAGGACCAGTTATCAACAAGTAGGAGAAGCTAAACTTATTGTAAGGCATAGTAAGCCTATTAATTTTAACGCTCCTAATGGTAGAACACAACATATTGAACACATATATGTAGAAAACATGATGGGTGAGCGGTTTCGTTACCCTATTAAGCACCTTAATGGCGCAAGAGCTATGGCTCGTCATATTGCTGAGGGTGGTAACTTTTTTGATGATATAGGAAATTATATTATTGGATTAAGTGAAGAACTTGGTAAGTTACGTGTATTTAAAAATTATGTAGATCGTAGTCCTGTGGTAAGTGAAAGCATGAGTAATATACAGGCAAAGGTTATAGATCGAATAACAGGTATTAAAGAAGAAATTCATGCATTACAGACTAATAGATACTATAGTCAATTTAAAGAAAATTTTACTGGTAGCAATAAAATTGAAGTTCCAGAAGATATTTTAAATGATTGGATTGATCGTTTAACTGTGCGTAGTTTTAATGAAGAACTTAAGGATGCATTTCCTTATATCTATAGATTAGTTGATGAAACACAAATACCTATTAAAGAACTTACAGCTGATGATATCCTTGAGGATGATAAAGAGAAAAAATACGATGATAATGATCCACCATTTGATCCAGATCCTCCTAAGAAAAAGAAAGAAGCCGGTGACAAAGCAGAGCATGGTGGACATAGTAGAGCCAAACATCTTGCTAAAAGTGCAATGAAAGATGTTAAAGAATTTAGTATGTTTGAAAAGTATATAAATCAAATTGTTAGTGAAACAGATGATTTATTCGCTAATGATGAGGAATTACAAGGTCAAGCTATGGAAAGTTTGAAAACACTTTTCAACACAGAGGTACCTCTTGGAACTAATGGTAGTAATGCTGTGGATAGTGTAGCAGGTATTATTGATGAGAAAAAACTTAATAAAGCCTTTGAATTATTAGCAGAATTAGGTTTAGATGAAATGGATGCACGCCCTATTATTAGTGAATTTTTAAGAGCGTATGATAGAGAAAATAGCACTAATTTTCATGAGAAGTTGGGTTTTGATAGTGCTACAAATCTTTCAGCGCCACCAAAATCAGCCCCACCAGCACCTCCCCCAGAAGCAGCGGCACCCCCTCCAGCTCCCGAACCAGCACCAGTTGATCCTATGGCAGCAGGAGCAGCACCACCTCCTCCAGGAGGAGCACCAGGACCTTTAGTCCCTAACCCACCAGCTGCACCCCCTATGATGGAAGGAAGAGTAATGCATAAAATAGTAGATGAGATATTTGAGCGTGTAAGTGGGTTTTTCAATGAGAACAATGGTACATTTACTATTGGTGAACACGGTTTTGTAACAAAGATGTGTAAAGAACTAAAAGAGAAGTATCATATTGATCCAAGACATCCAAAGTCAGAAATGTTTGATCGTATGGTAGAAGGTGCTTGTGCTCGAATTATGGAAAAGATGAAGCAAAAGCATCAAGCCGAAAGTGATCACGCACGTATGTTAGAACTTGCTGGAATGATGCAGCAAGAAGAACGTAAGACAATGAGTCAGCATGCCAAAGGTAATGAGAAGTACGGCAAAGATGGTATGCAGGCTTTGCGTGATAAGGCACAGAGCGGAGCCAGTGAAAAAGAAATGGATGCTACTCGTGACAAATACGACAAGTATGATGAGAGTAAAGATGATTTAGCTGTAGTTCTAAAAATAGCAGGATTACGATAGATTTAATCTACCTTTTTA